TATGAATCTGTGGAGTTTATATTATGGACAATTTGTTATGGGTCGAAAAATATCGACCAGCTAAAATCGAAGACTGCATTCTTCCTGCTGATCTCAAAAAAACATTCGGTGAGTTTGTCAAGAAGAATTATATACCAAACTTGTTATTGACAGGTGGACCTGGCGTTGGTAAAACAACTGTTGCAAGAGCCATGCTTGAAGAATGCGGTTTCGATTATATTGTGATCAATGGTAGTATGAATGGTAACATTGATACGCTACGAAATGAGATACAAAACTTTGCTTCAACTGTGTCCCTCACAGGCGCTCGAAAGTACGTCATCCTAGACGAAGCAGACTATCTCAATCCTCAGTCAACTCAACCAGCACTTCGTAACTTTATGGAAGAGTTTAGTTCGAACTGTGGTTTCATTATGACTTGTAACTTCAAGAATCGAATTATTGAGCCTCTTCACTCTCGTTGCTCGGTTATTGAGTTTAAGATAGGCAGTAAGGATAAACCTGAAATTGCTTCTCAATTTATGAAGCGTGTTGGTAATATTCTTACAACAGAAAAGATTGAGTTTGATCAAAAAGTCGTTGCCGAACTTATCATGAAACACTTTCCAGATTGGCGTCGAGTTATCAATGAGTTACAGCGTTATGCTGCTTCTGGTGTTATTGACACTGGTATCCTTGTCAATATGTCAGAAGACAATTATAAGAAACTTGTTGGCTTTTTGAAAGACCGTAACTGGAAAGAAATGCGTAAATGGGTCGGTACGAATAGTGATATTGAACCAACTGTATTATACCGTAAACTATATGATACAGCTTCAAACTTTATGTCTGACAGAGCAGCACCGCAACTTGTTCTTCATATTGCAAACTATTCTTACAAGTCAGCTTTCGTTGCTGATCAAGAAGTAAATCTTGTTGCATGTTTGACAGAAATTATGTCTGATTGTGAATTTAAGTGATGGCAAATCCATATGAATATATTAACGCAATCAACTCTGGTAAAAAAATCTCTAAGGATAATTTTAATGAGAAAGGATATGTACCGTTTATAACTAATAGACAGTTCTCTTATTTTCAAGATACAATCTTTGCTGCTAATGAAATGAATGCAAACCATCATATGAGTGGCGAATCTCAATTTTCTTTTTTTATAAATATTATTAGACCTAAGAAAAGATTTTCAAAATGGTCTAAGACTGAACATCACAATGACCTACTAGCTATAGTAGAATACTTTGATTATAGTTATGAGAAAGCTAAATCTGTCATGGATATTTTGTCTACCGAACAAATTAATAATATTAAGAAAAAATTGAGTAAAGGTGGATTGAAAAAATGAATTTTGATATAAACAATCTCGTCGAGGTAAGATTAAGTAATCCTGACGATTTCCTCAAAGTCAGGGAAACTCTCACCCGAATTGGTGTAGCATCTAAGAAAGATAATAATCTTTATCAATCTTGCCATATTCTTCATAAGCAAGGCAGATACTATATTGTCCACTTCAAAGAGTTATTTGCTCTTGATGGAAAACCATCCAATTTTTCAGAATCTGATATTGCTCGGCGAAATACAATTACAAATCTCCTAAAAGAATGGGATCTAATTGAGATTGTTAATCCATCTCAAACAGAAAGCCCAATATCTCCAATCAGCCAGATCAAAGTCCTTCCGTTTAAAGAAAAAAATGAGTGGGAACTGGTTGCGAAGTATAATATCGGAAAGAAAAAACCAGAATAACGTCTTTTTTTTAATAAAACCATTAAAATGGTTGACTTATTAATCATTGTATAGTATTATTAGTATAATGAATGATTATGAAAGAGATATTGATATGACAAACAAAGTTAACACATTTGATGAAAATATTTTTTCTGATTTACATAAGGATGCCTATGGGTTTCGTCCTCGTAATCATCGGTTTTACGATGCCGATACCACTTCTGCTGAGAAGCAGAAGATCTGGGATGCAGCTATTCTGGATATGAATATCAAGCAAGAAGCTGAAGAAGCTCACACTGCTATTAAATTAGAAGAGTTTAAGGCTGAAGTTGATATAGTCATCAACCCCTTTGGTGCTGGAGACCGTGCTACTGCTCTTAGATGGATCACAGATTGTGACACCTTTGAGCATAGTCAAGATGTTGAACATTGGGTCTACAATCGTGGCATCTTGTTTACCGACTATGGCAGAACATTAGTTAAGGAACTAATGGGCATTGTTAAGTTTACAAACGACGAAGAAGATTTAGAAATGGTTTAATTTGAAAAATCTATTGACTTCTTTAATGACATGCGGTATTATTAATAATAACACGAGTGAGTATAAACATTGATCTATTGAGAATGATCATTAACGGTCAAGCCTGTAACGTGTATAAATTTAAGACGCAGGTAGGAATGATGGAAGCCTTCACTAGAAAGATCATCTTTTTATAAATTAAATGAAAGAGACTATAATATGACTAAAACTGAAAAAGTACTTGCTGCATTTAAAGCTGGTGAAAAACTAACTGCAAAGCAAATTGAATCTCGTTTCAATGTAGGCAATGCTAGAGCTACCGTTTCTGCACTTCGTTTTCAAGGTTTTGCTATCTATGCAAATCCAACAACAAACAGTAAGGGTGAGAAAAAGAGCTTCTATCGTCTCGGTACTCCTTCTCGTGAAGTTGTTGCCGCTGGCTACCGCGCATTAGCGGCAGCATAAAGTAATCCGAAGGGTGAGTTTTTTAATTTTCCTTCCTCACCCTTCGCAAACTTTTTTTTATTTCTTTTAAACATTTCTCAAACTATTTTTATAAATAATAATGAAGATGCCTTATGGGTCTTCGCATATTAATCTCGCTTAACTTTAAAAGGAGGTAACAATGGTTACTTACGACTCAATCCGCAAATTCGATCCATTCTTTGTAGGCGCAGACCGACTTTGGAGACATGTAGATGATCTCCATAAAATGGCAGCAACAAATCAATCATCGAATTACCCACCCTACAATATCATAAAAAATGATGAAGATCATTACACTATAGAAATGGCAGTGGCTGGTTTCACTGATGAAGATATTGATGTGACGCTTGAAGATGCTCAAATTACAGTTACGGGTAAGGCAAAAGAACAAGATGATACCAAACTTCTCCACAGAGGGATTGCTAATAGATCATTCACTCGGCAGTTTACTCTCGCTGATACAATTGAAATTGAGGCAGCAAATCTACAACACGGAATGCTCATACTCAGTCTCAAAAATATCATCCCCGATTCTAAAAAATCTAAGAAAATTAAGGTTACGACCGGAAGTAAAATTCCTAACGAAAAAGAAATCTTAACTGAATAAATTATGTGAGGGGGACTTTTCAGTCCCCCTCTTTTCTATTGACATTATTACGTAATTGGTATATATTTACATTATGAATAAATTTTATACAAATGTTTTTCGTTATGGCAATAATATTCTGTATGTTGGTTATGCCAACGGTCACAGAATTAAAGAGTCGGTCAAGTTTAACCCTACTTTATTTCTTAAAACAAATAATCCATCGAAGTATAAAACTCTCGATGGTATTACGGTAGACTCAGTTGAGCCTGGTACGATGCGTGATTGTAAAGAGTTCATTGAAACTCATAGCGCATCTAATTTTACTGTCTATGGTAACACCGATTACGTTGCTCAATATATTAACAGTCGGTTTCCCAATACCTGTACCTTTGATCGAGACACGCTTAACGTATCTTCTATCGATATTGAAGTACAATCTGATCAAGGTTTCCCACACCCAAAAGATGCTGCGTTTCCTGTTACAGCAATTACTATGAAAAATAATATTGATCACACTTATCATACTTGGGGTGTGGGTGAATATGATTCATCAAAATGTATTATCAATAATGTCAAAGTTAACTACGTTCAATGTAAAGATGAACATGCATTACTGAATAAATTTATCGCGCATTGGCAGATGAACCATCCAGACCTTATCACCGGTTGGAACTCCGACGGGTTTGATATTCCTTATCTTATCAATCGTATTGCTAAGTTGTTTGGTGATGAAGAACTTAAACGATTGTCGATACATCATATGATGCCAAATGCGAAGACTGATAAGTTTTCTGGTGAAGTTTCGTTTACTATTCCTGGTATGGCTCATCTTGATTATATGCGTCTGTTCAAAAAGTTTATGTTTATTCCGATGGAATCATATTCACTCAACCATGTGGGTAGTGTTATTCTCGGTGAGAAAAAGATTGACTATTCGGAGTTTACATCTCTGAATGAATTGTATACAAAAGATTATCAAAAGTTTATTGACTACAATATCAAAGATGTTGAACTTGTAGAACGGCTTGATGAAAAGCTCGGTCTTATTTCTCTTTGTATGACTCTGGCTCATAAAGCTAACGTCAACTATGAAGTTGCATTTGGCTCTACAAAAATATGGGACACCTTCATCTATAATATTTTACAAAAACAAAATATTGTCCTCAGCCCACAGAAACCTGTATTCAATGACAGGCGTATCGAAGGTGCTTATGTCAAAGAACCCATCAAAGGTTTACACGAATGGGTTTGTAGTTTCGATTTGAACAGTTTGTACCCCCATATTATTATGCAATGGAACATGAGTCCAGAAACTGTTGTTGATGGTGTTTACCCAGGAGTGAATGTTGATTCTCTTTTAAGTGAAACAAAGTTTGACATTCCAACCGACACTTGTGTTGCTGCAACAGGTCAACTTTTCTCTACAAAGAAGAAAGGTATCTTCCCAGCTATCATTGATAAGTTGTATGCCGAGCGTTCTGATATTAAAAAGAATATGCTTGATGCTAAACAAGAACTTGAGAACCTTAACAAAACCGATAAGCTCAAAAAGTTTGAACTTGAAAAGATTATCAGTCAATGTGATAATCAACAGATGTCAATTAAGATCCTCATGAACTCACTTTATGGTGCGCTGAGTAATACATACTTTCGCTACTACGATATTCGTATTGCCGAAGCAATTACCATCTCTGGTCAGTTTGCGGTTCGTTGGGCTGCGAATAATGTAAACGAATATCTCCAGGATGTTTTAAAAACAAAAAAGGATTACGTTCTCGCCAGTGACACCGACAGCATCTATGTTAGCCTTGGTGATCTTGTTGGCAAATCTATTCAAGGCGATGATGAAAAGATTTGTGCTTTTGTAGACAAGGTAGCAGAAAAAAAGATTGAGCCGTTACTTGATTCTTGTTATGAAAAACTTATGAATGCTGTCGGTGCTCGCGAACAACGTATGGTAATGAAACGTGAAATCATTGCGAGTAAAATGATCATCACTGGTAAGAAACGATATATCGCTAACGTGCTTAACAGCGAAGGTGTACAATATGCCAAACCTAAGATGAAGATTACTGGTATCGAATCAGTTCGTTCATCTACTCCGCAAGTTTGTCGTACACTGATTGAAAAAACTTTAGATGTAATTATCAACGGAAGTGAAACCGAAGTTCAGAATTTTATCGCTGAAGCACGATTTGCGTTTAGAAAGCTCAGACCTGAAGAAGTAGCGTTTCCACGTGGGGTATCAGATATTGAGAAGTATACTGACAAATCTGGACCTAATGGATATACTAAAGGCACTCCAATCCATGTTCGTGCCGCGATTTTGTATAACCAAACAATCATAAATAATAAACTAGATAAGAAGTATCCGTTGATAAAAAGCAAAGACAAAATCAAGTTTTCTTATTTGAAAGTTCCAAATAGGATAAAAGAAAACGTGATTGCTTTTCCAGATGTTTTACCTATGGAACTCAACCTTGAAAATTATATTGACTACGATATGCAGTTCAATAAATCATACCTTGAACCGATGAAACATATCCTTGAAGCTATCGACTGGTCAACAGAAAAAACAAATACAATCGAGGACTTTTTTACATGAGTAACATCCCAGCAGAATATGCAAATATGGACTTTGGTTTCAGCGCAGTTGATGAAGCAGAGTTTAAATCTAATCAACATGAAGCCGAAACTACACCGCCTGCAATTGACGAAAATGATCTCAATCGGATTGTATTAAATTCTCTTGCTCCACTTGAAGACAAAATTGATCGTCTGCTGACAAGACAACAGACTGATGAGTCTGATGATATTCAGTTTGCTATTGCTCAAGCTGAAGAAGAAATTAAGGGCAAAGTTACACAACTTGAAAAAATCATTATGCCATTACTTGTTAACTTAATGAAGACGGCTGATAAAGAGTATATACATTGGCCAAATCGAGAGAAGCAAGTTCAAGGTACTATTGATAAAGTGTTGGCGTTAACTCGAGGTACATAATGATAATTGCAATTCTTACACTATTTGTTGCTCTTGCAATATCAGGGGTAGCAGCCTGGTACTCTATTGTTGGTTTGATGGCAATCTTTTCATCAGCCGCATTTGCTATCGCAATAATGGGAGTAGTGCTTGAAGTTGGAAAACTTACAACAGCTTCGTGGCTATATCAAAATTGGAATACCTCTCATAGATTGCTACGAGGGTATTTAACAGCATCAGTTGTCGTTCTGATGTTCATTACATCGATGGGTATATTTGGTTTTCTTTCTAAAGCCCATATTGATCAGATGATTGTTTCAGGCGACAATTCTCTAGAGACTTCAATTATTCAATCTCGAATTGATAGAGAGCAGGGAGTAATAAACGATGCGATCAAGGTTATCACGCAACTCGATTCGGCGGTCAAGACGCTCACAGAGTATGATCGTATCCGAGGAGAAGACGGAGCAATTGCCGTACGAAAGTCGCAAAAAATTGAACGAGATGAACTACGAGGAATCATTGATTTATCATCAGAGAACATATCCAAATTTAGAATAGAAAAAGTTCAATTGGAAAAACAACAACTAGGGTTCGAAGCTGAAGTTGGACCAATCAAATACATTGCTGCTCTTTTTGTAGATGACCCAAAAACAATTATTGAAGATGCAGTAAGATGGGTTATTCTAACTATTATATTTGTGTTTGATCCTCTTGCCATTCTACTTTTGATTGCTGCAAATATTAGCTTATCTAAACCAAAGATGATGAGAACAGCTGTTAATGTTAAAGAACTTGATCAAGAATGGACCGAGATAAATGTAGAGACAGAAGGTTCAGAACCTGAATTTGTTATTAAAAATAAAGACTCGGAAAATACTGTCGAGTGGAGTGAGGAATTAGAACCAGATAAAGAAGTAAGAAAAGAAAAGAAAATTCGCAAGACAAGAAAGAGAAAACTTGTAGCAAATACTGATTACGGTTCAATAACAGATATAAGAAAAAAGAAAAAAAGTTTTAAAAAAGATTGACATTGTAGTCTATTTATATTATAGTAGTAATAATTACTAGAAAGGAATAGCATGGAATGGCAAACGGTCGTCGGATCCATTGTTGGAATTTTATTGATTTTTTGTATACCTATTATGATATTAGTTGTAGCAACAATAATATCTAAAGTATTTTGGTTACAAAAAAATCATAAAGTGATTTTTGGTGTTACAATTTTTGTATTATTATACAGTGTTTTAATTTTAATTATGAGGTGAATATGGTTTCCGTACTCGAAAAATTAACGAAAAACTCTACCATCAAGCTAACATCTATTATTACCGAATCTAAAGTTTTTGGTAAGAAAGAAATGGCTCCGACCCCTGTCCCAATGATTAATGTGGCATTGTCAGGTCATATTGATGGTGGTCTAGTTCCTGGTATGCTCATGCTTGCAGGTCCGTCAAAACACTTTAAGTCAGCGTTTGCTCTGCTCATGGCAGCTGCATATCAAAAGAAATATGATGATGCTGTCATCTTATTCTATGATTCTGAATTTGGTACTCCTCAAGCATACTTTGAATCGTTTGGTATCGATATGGATCGCGTTGTCCATACTCCTATTACTGACATTGAAGAACTCAAATTTGATATTACAAACCAACTTAGAAATATTGAGAAAGGTGATCGTGTTTGTATCGTTATTGATTCAGTTGGTAACCTTGCTTCCAAGAAAGAAGTTGAAGATGCTCTGAATGAAAAATCAGTTGCTGATATGACTCGTGCAAAGCAGATGAAATCTTTGTTTCGTATCATTACTCCTCATCTCAATCTTAAAGATATTCCTCTCGTTGCAGTTAATCATACTTACAAAGAAATTGGATTGTTTCCGAAAGATATCGTATCTGGTGGTACTGGTGCTTATTATAGTTCTGATGCTATCTGGATTGTTGGTCGTCAACAAGAGAAAGATGGCAAAGAGATTAAAGGTTACCATTTTGTAATTAACATTGAGAAGTCTCGACATGTTCGTGAGAAGTCTAAGATTCCAATCACCGTTACATTTGAAGGCGGTATTAGCAAATGGTCTGGTCTACTCGATGTTGCGGTTGAAGGTGGTTATATTACAAAACCAAAGCTAGGTTGGTATGAACCTTTTAATCCAGCAACAGGTGAAGTTCTATCTGATAAACTTCTACGAGCAAAAGATATCATCGATGATAAAGATTTCTGGTTGAAGATGTTTGAAAAAACTAATCTGAAAGATTATATTCACAATAGATACAGTATGGATGCTTCAGGTTTGATTATGCGTGATGATAAAGATAAAGTAACAGTAGAAGATAAGGTTGAAGAGTATGACGATTCAGAATGATTATGAAGTTTTATTTGACGAATATCCCGATGAAAAACTTGCTAGAATTAAGTTGACTTCTGGTCAATGGAATGGTACAATATATAATTACCACACTATTAGATTTCTTGAAGAAGAGAATGATGATGCTGTTCTTAAATTTGAATATGATATTATCCATACACCAGAAGATTTAGATGTTGATAGTCTTACCGAAGAAGATAAGAAAGCGTTTGAAGACTATCTTGGTGATATTTTAGTATCAATAATTGAGGAGACTACATCGGATGAGACTGGAACAGACAGTAATAAGCAACCTGATTTATGATGAAGAATACACGAGGAGAGTTCTACCTTTCTTAAAGCCAGAGTATTTTCAAGATCAAACCGAAAAGGTTTTGTTTCAAGAGATCGATAAGTTTGTCGAGAAATATAATGGTCTACCAACGAAAGATACTCTTCTTATTGAACTCAATAAAAAGGATGATATTCCAGAAAATACTTTTGCAAGTATCATTGAGTATATGGATGGTCTTACTTTTGAGAAAAAAGATAGTGCGTGGTTGATTGATAGTACAGAAGAATTCTGTAAACAAAAAGCAATCTATAATGCGATTGTAAACTCTATTGAAATTCTTGACGGTAACTCTCAAAATGTAGATAGAGGTAACATTCCAACTTTATTAACTGAAGCTCTTGGTGTTTCTTTTGACGATCATATTGGTCATGACTTCATTGAAAATGCTGACGAACGGTTTGAGTTTTATAATAAGAAAGAAGATAAAGTTCCTTTTGATCTTGAATACTTCAATCTTATAACTGGTGGTGGATTACCTAATAAGACTTTGAATATTATAATGGCTCCAACTGGTGCTGGTAAAAGTTTGTTTATGTGTCACTTCGCGGCTGCTAATATGCTTGCTGGTAAGAATGTATTGTACATCACTTTAGAAATGGCAGAGGAACGAATTGCTCAACGTATCGATGCGAATCTATTGAATATTCCTATTGCTGAACTTGAAGGATTTCCTAAAAAGATATATGATGATAAGATTAATAAACTTCGATTAAAGACTGGTGGTAAACTTATCGTTAAAGAATACCCGACTGCGACTGCTGGCTCAGGTCACTTTCGTCATCTTCTAAATGAACTTCATCTTAAAAAGAACTTCCGACCTGATATCATTTATATTGATTATCTTAATATTTGTTCATCTGCTCGATTGAAGTTTGGTGCAAATGTAAATAGTTATTCATATATCAAAGCGATTGCTGAAGAACTTCGTGGTCTTGCTGTTGAAAAAAATCTACCGATTGTGAGTGCTACTCAGATCAATCGTAGTGGTTCAACTAATAGTGATCCTGGTCTTGAAGATACATCAGAGTCATTTGGTTTGCCAGCTACTGTCGACTTTATGTGTACTTTGATTTCAACTGAAGAGATGGAAAATCTTGGTCAAGTTATGGTTAAACAGTTAAAGAATCGTTACAATGATATAACAACCAATAAGCGATTCGTGGTGGGAATCGATA